CCTGCAGTTGTTGTAATACTTCCATCCACAATTAATACATCAACATTTTTTCCTGATGCTGTAATTGTAAAAGAAGCAGTCTTATCTACAACGTCATCTGACCCCCAGTTTCCGCCTGGGTTAGTAGTTTGTGTATGTCGATATAAACCCCAATTATTTTCATTATCTTGAGGAAAAGCCAGACCAGCTCTTCTCCAAGTTCCTGATTCTGTATATCCTTCTGATTTCCATTCAATTGCATCTATTAAATCTTTTGAAGTAACGTCCCATACTCTAGGATCTTCTTTTAATTGTTCAGCTTCTTCAAAAGTTAACATGTAATGAGTATTACGACTTATTGTTCTTCTTAACTGTAAGTCAACTGCTCTATCAGGAATGTATAAGTCACCTCCTGGAGTTTCCATATCATTATAGAAATCCTCTAGGTCTTCTCTATTATGAAGAGTGACAATATATTCCTTCATTTAATTAAGCCTCTAATTCTAATACAGTTAATGTGACGGCAACGTTATTTGTGCTTCCTGATTTATTCTTAATTGCTACTGGGATAATATTACCTGTTTCTAACCAACCCATAACAGCAGGACCGAATTTAACTGTTTCAGCACCTGTTGTAATGACTTCAGCAATTACACCTGCGTCAGGAGAAGGATCGGTTGTTTCTAATCTTGATGCATCTGCTGTTCTTGAAGCAGTATCAACATACAACCTTACCCAAGCAGCATGTGAAGTTTGAATTTTCATTAATCCAAAAGCAGGGAACCCATCAATATCTGTGTTTGATGTTGCATCGTTTGCTAATGAAGTTGCTGTCGTGGTTTTTGTTGTTCTTGTTGAAAGACCACCTGAACCACCGCCACCTGCGGCTGCTTCAACAACGATTGTTCCTGTCATGCCTCCATGTACAGAACAGATATATTTGTAATTACCTGAGAAAGATGCAGGAATTTTCCAGAATAATGTTCCGGCATAAGCACCGCCTTGTGTAAAGTCGGTATATACAATATTATTATTTAGTTCAACAATACCTTCTGATACATCAACACCACCTGATGTTTGAATTTTAAATGGATGTGTTCCACCATTGTCATCTGTTAAATCAAATCCAACCGTAGTACCAGCCTTAACATAAATTGTTGGGTTATCTGTTGTTCCGTATTGGTCAAAGCGATATGCACTTGAGCCGTTTGTCGTTACTTTTAATACAGTTGCTGCATTACGGAAAATGTTTGAGAATTGTGACCTATCAGCTAGGATTGTTGGTTGTTGGTCTATATTTCCATAATCTGGAGTAAATGTTACGTTTCTCCATGTTTGGTCATTATTGAAATAAGTTAGAATATCTCCGCCTTGTGGATTACTAATTGTTGTATCAGTAATACCGGACATTGTGGTTGAACCGCCACCGCCTTGAGCAACCCAAGCAAAGTCAGAACCGTCCCAACTTAACACTTCATTAGTTTGAGCACCACTTACATTAAGGTGAGCACTTACGTCGTTATCAGAATATGAACCACCACCTGATTGTGATATCCAAGCATAGTCAGAACCATTCCAACTTAATATATCATTTGTGCTTGCGCCTGAAGTATTTAAGTGAGTATCGACATTGGCTGTTGTAAACGCTGTAGGTAATGCGGCCCATTGATAATCTGTTCCACTCCATTGTAATACTTCATTACTTTGAGCACCTGAAACGTTTAAGTGAGCACTTACATCATTATCTGAATATGAACCACCACCTGACTGAGATATCCAAGAATAATCAGAACCATCCCAACTTAAGATTTCGTTTGAACCAGCTGAACCTGCATTCAGATGAGCATCAACATCAGAATCACCATAGGAAGTACCACCTCCGCCACCTTGAACCCAAGAATAGCTTCCGTTTGCACTTGTGCCAAGAACATAACCATCAACTTCGCTATTTAATATATTGGCCGAATATACAAATGAGTTTAGTGGGTCTGTGTAATTTGGAATTGCGCCTGCTGAAGTATCTGAAAGGACTTTTCTCCATGCTGCGCTGTGAGCGTAATATATTGAACCTGTATCATGAGCATGTCCTATTGCTCCATGATAAGTACCTGCATCAACAGCATCAAGTTCTACTTTTGTGTTGTATAAGAATGATATCTTGTGGGGTTTACCATTTAAATCAATATTTCCATTTGTATCAAATAGATTTATTGGATTATTTGCATTTCCCAGTGCAAGATATAACTCGTTAAAGTTATCGTTTGTTTTATCGAATGCATTTCTTAACGGATCACCTGTTCCGTCATTTGCTGATGCACCGATATTAATTATTTGCTTGGCCATAGCGTTTCTTTCCTAAAAATTTTAAAATTAATTTATATTTATTCTTAATAAGTAATATCGTAATTATTCTCTAGGTACTTATTAAGGAAGTTTCTCATATCTGCTGAGACAGCGTGTCCTACATCATCTTTGATAAAGATTACCGTATCATAATCAACTATTAAACTGTTTGTTCCGTATGTTGCTCCACCTAAGTTTTGCGAACCTGCCCAACCTTGAGCCTGTGCAAATCTGTATACACTATCCTGTGCTTTCAAGAAGTCAACACCTAATGCAGTTCCTCCCATATATGGAACAACATTATCTTGTAAACCATTCATTTGAACAATTCTTCTCTGAGGAATAGGTACTTCTAATGTATCATATCCGAGGTTAGTATATGCTGAACCTGTCTGTTCTTCATTAGATGGGTAATAGAAATTTCCGTTTCTATATTGTTCGTCGTGAGTTTGTGATATCATACAGACGATAGTATCAACTGCAGTATCATCAATTTCAACTGCTGCTCTCAATGCAAGAGCACCACCATTTGATTGTCCTATAATACGAATCTTAGTATCATCAACATTATTATATATTTTTAACATTGTGATAAGTTCGTCTAACATTTCAATATCAGGACCTTTTGAAGTTTCATTCGCAATATTCCAAGAATTCGCAAATCCATCAACTCCGATTAATATATGTCCTGGCAGTGTAGCAGTTAATGATGAAACCATACCTGAACCGTTTCCACCATTACCGTGTAATAAAATAGCAACTGGGTAAGGAGCAGAACCTTGTGTAGGCATTGCGATTGTCACATCATAATCGTGGAATCCTTGACTCCAATTTTTCGTAATTGTTAAATCTGTTGCCGAACCTGTACTTAATGTTAATCCGCCCGTTCCTCCAGGAATATGGTCGGCCGATACATAAGTACTATCAGCAGTGTAATTTGTGACTGAAGATTCAAGTGCTGTAATCTCTGCTTGGTCAAATGGTGAACCGTCTCCATCATCATTAAACATTCTCAAGAATCTTGGTTTCATACTTGAACCAACATAGGCTTTAAAGATAAAGTCACCAAATAATTTTGTACCTGCTAGGTGAACATTTTCTTTTAATAATTTTTCGTATTCTTGTAATGGTAAAGTAGATTTAATTTGATATGAATACTCTTGATAGAAATCACTATCTTGTATTCTTGCACCTGAATCGTAATATTCTAAAGCAGTGTTTGCTGTTTGTCCTGGCTGTATTCTATATCCACTTAGATGAGAATTCTCTCCTGCCCAGAATCCTGATGTGACACCTTGCTGTGTTGCTTCAACCCAACCTACGGCAACGATGTCATTATTTGCATCTCTCAATTCACCTTTACCGTCAGCAAAGATAGAAGGACCTGTGTTAAGACCTGAACCATAATCAACATATCCAAATCCTGAAGATAAAATATTAACTTCTTTAACTCTTCCTATCGCAAATTCTGTTTCAGCATCAATAACTGCGTTCTGACCATATACTTCATCTGTTGAATAATCTGTCTCTACAGCAACAACTTCATAGTCAGGTTCAGGTGAACCTTCAAATCTTATATCTTCACCGTCAAATCCATAATAATCAAATGGCTGAACAGTAATACTTCCTGCTTCCAAGTTTGTGGATTTAACTACACCTACAATATTTGTACCTACACCTTTAATACGATCGCCGATTGAGAAATTACCTGCTACTCCACTATCGCTGAATTGAAGAATCTGATTCTTTCTTTCGAAGTTTTTAAATACGCTATCCTGAGCAATCGCAAATACATCGTTTGTATAATCAGCACCTGGGTTAATATTTAAGAACCCATCAATTGAACCTACCGTTAATGATTGAATATCAAATGCATCTGAAAGAACTGTATTTAAATTCACAGGACTTGCAGTACCTGAGAATGGGGCATTTGCTTCGTAATCAGCAATATTTAAAACTGTATTTAAATGTGGAGAAATAGTATCAGTAATTACATTCGCAATTGAAGTATCTGAAATCCCAGAAACAATTACATCTTCAGAATCTGCTGTGTCAGGATATAAATCTCCAGGAGAAGATTCATTCTTTGCTGTAATTTGATTACCGCCACTATTCACTGTGACAACGAATTCGTTCGAACCTCTTACTGTTGTAATAACACTAGTGATACTAAATTGCTGACCTGCATTCATTTTAAATCCAGCAGCCGCAGCATTTTGTCCAATGACAGTACCTATATTACCACCTTGGTCTTGAACAGTTTCACCAACAATATAATTTAAATCAGTGTTATCAAAAATAAGAGATTGGTTAGAAACTAATAACCTAGTGTTATCTATTGTATAACCATAACCGCCATCAAGTACGTCGTAATTAATTCTTCCTGTTGTTTCGTTAGAGATTGCTGTAACGATTGCTTTACCTGAGTTTCCGTCTTTTTGTTTAACATCAAGAATCTCACCAACTGACCTTCCTGTTAATCCTTTTGCCTGTTCGTCAATGATAAACCCAGATAGTGAACCATTTACTTTACCGAATCCAACAACTTCTCCAGCAATCTTTGTTGTAATATCTTCAAACTTGGCAAAGTTTCCTTTAATACCATCAAGATATACAACAGCCGTTTTAATACCATTTAAGATAAAGAAGTTAACTGAACGAACTGATGCTTTTGCACCAGAGAAGGCACCTGTAATATTGCGAGATAATAAATCGTAGTATGTATATTCTTTTCCGCTCTTTGATGTAAACTGATTTAAGTTTGGAAACATCTGTAAGTATACACCTTGCTTCCATTCAGAATCAGAAATTTTTGCCATTCTTTCTGCAGGGTATATAATTTCAATATCAAACTCTTGATAGAAAATAGCAAAGAATAATTCTATACCACGAGCAGTACCTTTTGACCTATATAAGTCAAGGATATTCTTAATAATAAATTTAATAATATCTGATTTAAGTGGTAAGTCAGCAAGAAACTTTTTCTTGAAGAATATAATCATACTCTCCAAAGTAGAATCTACATCTCTTGTTTCAAAATATCTTCTTTGTTGATAGATGTGTTGATTTTCTTGAGTTTCAGACCACTTATAATAATCTTCCACTAATTGAACAAGCTCAGGGCCATCTTCCCTATAGATGGCAGGGAATTGGCGCTTAATGAAAAGCGATATGTTTTTGTCTATTTCGCCCTGGGCCATTTTAATTCTCTCTTATTAATAAGATGATGTTGTCGTTGCACTAGGAGGATTTGTTGCCGAAGCTGTTGCTATCGGTTTTGAATATTCTTCCAAGTTCATATTTACTTTAACATCTGTATCACGAATAATAAACACTCTTCCTTGTGGTGATTTAATATCATCCGCTTTTGTCTTTGCCGTAATTTTAATTGCTGAACCTGTAAATGTTTCAACTTTAAAGTTTGTTAATTTAACTTCACCTTTTATATAATCAACTGTTCCTGCAGTTGGATTAATAATTTGTGGGTTTGTGACTTCATCAGTAATTGTCATAATATTACCTTGCCCATCATCTTGTAAGAATACACAAGTACCATCAACATCAAATACTGTTGACTTAATCGCAGGTTTATAATCTACGAAACCGTTTGTACTCTTGAAAGGATAAGGCTTAATTAGTTCAGCTTCAAATCTAAATGTTGGGTTTGTATTAAAATTAAGCGGTGGTGCATATTCAATAATTGGACATATATTCAATTCATTACTTTCAATACCTACATCTAAATCATCAATTGAGCCTGATAGTTTAGATGATCTTAATGTTTTATTAAACCCTTCAAGCTTGTCATCAGAATAACTTGTTATTGCACCACGTACTAATGATTCTAATTCTGCTTCTGATTTTTCTGTATTCTTTTTACTATAATTTACATTAACAGTCATATCAGCATATAAGAATTGAGTTTCAATAAAGATAGGCTCAATACCTAATGGAGCTCTTTCTTTTAAATATGCAATATAAGAATTAGATAATGTTGAAGAAATAATTTCTGTATTGTCATTTAAGAAAACTGAAATCGCAACTCTTCCAAATTGAGGTGGGTCAAGCTGTTCTCCACCGTAAGCAGAGACCGCAGAAATTTCAGGGAATGCTTGTTGTAATAATACTTCGTAATCTTTTGTTGTGACTGCTCTTTCTTGAACCTGTAAT